GTTAACAAACTTATTGGACGGATCCAAGACGAAACTACTCCTCCTTCTGATAAGTCCGATGCTACTGACAGCGTGTCTGGGGAGAACTCCGGAGGCTGAAGTAGTAGTTACCACTGAGTATCAAGAACAAAATATTCCTATTCAAGAACGACCTAAAGCAGTAGAGTTTCCTCCGGTTGATTGGTTTGTAATCACTGAAGAAAATTTAGATGAAAAACTAGCTGAGATTAATACTAAGACTGGTAATGTTGTTCTGTTTACTATTACTCCAAAAGGTTATGAAAATCTTGCGGTAGGTATTGCTGATCTTCGTCGCTATGTTAAAGACCAGCAAGCAATTATTGCTTACTACGAAGAAGCTTTAGCTCCTGATGAGCCTAAGAATGAGTCTGCACCCGAAAAATAAAAAAAATATTTTTTTGAAATACCTGGGAAATAACAGTTTCACAGGACTCGAAAGTAATATATAATACACTAACAAAATAACAATCAATGATAACCTGTGTAAGAATATGCTTACACGGGCGTAAATACTTTTCCCGAGAGGTCAATAAATGCTAAAAGTCGTTCAATCAAATCGCGAAGTCGATACAAGACATGTTATGTCACAAGCTAAATTCTATGAAGGATATAGTAGGTGGGATGATGATAAAGAACGATATGAATCTTGGGACGAATCTGTATCACGTGTGATGGAAATGCATCGTGGTTTTTATTCTGAGAAAATGTCTCCTGAATTATCTTTATTGATTGATGAAGCAGAGTCTTTATATAAACTTAAGTATACTCTCGGTGCTCAACGCGCTTTACAGTTTGGTGGTGATCAATTACTTAAGCATCAGATGAAAATGTATAACTGTACCTCTACCTACGCGGATAGACCAAGATACTTCTCTGAGTTACTATACATTTTATTATGTGGAGCTGGTGCTGGTTTCTCGGTGCAAAAACACCATGTAGATAAAATGCCGGATCTTCAAGAGCGTAAGAAACAGGCCAAAGGATGGGTTGTAGAAGACTCAATTGAAGGGTGGGCTGACGCTCTTGGTGCTCTTATGTCATCATACTTTGTTGGTGGTGGTCAGTTTCCAGAAGTAGAAGGTCGTAAGGTTTACTTTGATATTAATCATGTTCGTCCTAAAGGTGCTATGATACATGGAGGCTTCAAAGCCCCAGGACCTGAACCGCTCCGCAGGGCTCTCGATAAGATTGAGCACCTAATACAGACTCGTATCTTAGCAGGCGAAACTCGTCTACGTCCTATCGATGTATATGATATCTCCATGCATGCAGCAGATGCTGTGCTTGCTGGTGGTGTTAGACGTTCTGCTACTATTGCTTTGTTCTCATATGATGACGAAGATATGATGAAAGCTAAGACAGGTAATTGGTTTATGGATAACCCACAGCGCGGTCGTTCAAACAACTCTGCTGTGATTGTACGGGATGAGATTAGTAAAGAAGACTTTTCTAAGTTTATGAGCTCAATCAAAGAGTTCGGTGAGCCTGGATTCTACTTTGTAGAAGATAAAGACTTCACAACTAACCCGTGTGTTGAGATTGGCATGTATCCTCAGATAGATGGTGAATCAGGTTGGCAGGGATGTAACCTAACAGAGATCAATGGTGGTAAATGTAAGACTCCAGAAGAGTTCTACAAAGCTTGTCGCGCAGGTGCTATCATGGGTACACTACAAGCTGGTTATACTGACTTTAAATACTTATCAGAAACATCTAGAAAGATCTTTGATCGGGAAGCATTGCTAGGAGTTTCTATAACGGGTTGGATGAATAATCCAGAAGTGTTACTAAACGAAGAAGTGCAGCGTAAAGGCGCAGAGGTAGTCAAAGCTGTTAATAAAGAAGTAGCTGCTCTTATTGGTATCAATCAAGCTGCACGAACTACTTGTGTTAAACCTTCTGGTAATGCTTCTGTATTACTTGAGACTGCATCAGGTATTCATGCAGAACATTCACCTCGTTACATTCGTCATATCCAACTTAACAAAGAGACAGAAGTTGCTCAGTTGATTGCAAAGACTAATCCATATATGGTAGAAGAGTCTGTATGGAACGCTAACAACACAGATTACTGTGTAGCATTCCCTATCATTGCACCAGAAGGTTCTTTGTTTAGAGAGCAGCTGTATGGTACAGATCTACTGGAGAAGGTATCTATGGTACAGAATAACTGGGTAGAAGCTGGTACAAACGTAGAGCTTTGTGCTGATCCTCGTATTAGACATAACGTATCTAATACTGTAACAGTTATGCCTCATCAGTGGACTCAAGTAGAAGATTACGTGTATGATAATAGACATTCTTTTGCTGGTATCTCTTTCTTAGCTGGTATGGGTGATAAAGACTTTAACCAAGCTCCAATGACAGAAGTACTTACAGAAACTCAGATTGTAGAAAAGTATGGCAAAGCTGCTCTATTCGCATCAGGATTAATTGTAGATACTCGTAAGTCTGGTTTCCGTGATCTATGGGATGCCACTATGCAAGCTCAAACTCCTGCTGAGTATAGAGGTGAAGTATCAGATCTAAACGCAGAGTGGATTCGTCGCTTTAATAAATTTGCTAAAAACTACTTTATGAATGATACTAAGGAAGCAGAGTATTGTCTTAAGGATGTTTTTTTGCTACATAAATGGACTAAAGCACAAGAGAACTTATCACCTATTGACTTTGTATCTCAGTTAGAGGTTAAGAAGTTTACTGATGTAGATACTATTGGTTCTGCTGCATGTGTAGGAGGTGCTTGTGAGATTACTTTTTAAGATATTTTCTATTAAAGAAACAGAAGATAAAAGTTCTCATAGGATATATACTACAAATTACGAAGACCTGTGTATGTAGGAGATCATATGGAAGAAGAATACTGGACAGAGTGTGATGCCTGTGATACTGAATCACAGGTTATGGTGATTGACAGTGAAGAGATTCCACAGTATTGTCCAATGTGTGGTTCCCCTATGGAATTTGAAGCATTAGAAGATTAGTAGTATAAATAACCCTATATAGCATAGGGTTATTTTTTTTATGTATAGTTTTAAAAATTACATAACAGAAAAAGTTGGATCATTTACAGCATGGCATGGATCTTCAGCTAGGTTTGACAAATTTGAAAAAGTCAAAGCTCATACAGGATCAGGTGGTGCTGCGTATGGATCTGGAATTTATATTTCTAAAAATATAGATGTAGGAAAGTATTATCAAAAACTTTCTAAAAGCAATACCTCAACATTATATAAACTAAAAGTTTCAATAGATACTGATAAACTATTGAGATGGGATCTGCCGTTTGAAAGGCAACCTAAGTTTATTCAAAATGTTTTAAAAACAATTGACTATGATGATTCTAGTGGAACAGAGGGTAGATATTACTATCAAGCTTTGCGGTCGTCTTATGGAACAGGAAAATCTGGTCCTGCCGAAAGTAAGAAGGCTTCTGATTACTTAGAAAGCAAAGGTGTCCAAGGAGTGTTTTTTAATAAAGACAAAAAAATACCTGGTCAAAACTTTGTTATATTTGATCCAAAAAGACTTACAATTCTGCAGCGGTTTGACAAAAGAGGAAAAGAATTAAAATAAATTATGTGGACATATAATGAACAAGTGTATGATGAAACTCCTGAGGATTATCAGGGCTTTGTCTATATCATAACAGATCTTACAAATGATAAAAAATATATTGGTAAGAAGTTCTTCTGGAAACCAAAAACACTTCCTAAAACTAAAACTCGTAAAAGACGAATCAAAACTCGTGTAGAGTCTGACTGGCGTTCATACTATGGAAGTTCTAAAGAGGTGCAGCAGATCGTAGAAGACAAAGGCTCTGATAGCTTTAAAAGAGAGATACTACGATTATGTAAGACAAAAGGAGAGTGTTCTTACTATGAGGCTAAACTACAATTTGAGTATGATGTACTACTTAGTGATGATTACTACAACGAATTTATTGGCGTGAAGGTACATTCTAAACATATAAAAAAGTAGTTGCACATCTGAGCGATTACTATATAATCATTATAGATGATGTGGAGGTGAGATATATGATCCTTATTGACTATAGCGCTATTGCTATTAGTAACGTAGTAACTCAAAAATTGGATATTGAGGAAGACTTAATTCGTCATATGATCCTCAATAGTCTTAGAATGCATAGAGCTAAACATCGGCAAAAGTTTGGTGAGCTTGTATTATGCATTGACGGTTCTAAGAACTGGCGTAAAGAAGTATACCCTCAATATAAGTATAAACGAAAAGATGCTCGTAAACAATCTAAGATGGATTGGAGCGAAGTGTTTCGTATTATGAATATGGTTAAAGAAGAGATTAAAGAAAACTTTCCATATAAAGTAGTAGAGGTAGACGAAGTAGAAGCAGATGACATCATAGGTGTTTTATGTGAAGATACTCAAGAGTTTGGTCGTAATGAAGATGTAATGATTATCTCTGGTGATAAAGACTTTGCTCAGCTACAGAAGTATAAAAACATATATCAGTACTCTCCTATAACAAGAAAGTATATTAAAGAAGCTACTCCTCGTAAGCAACTTATGGAGCTTATACTTAAAGGAGATACCGCGGATGGTATACCTAATGTACTATCCGGTGATGATGTATTTGTAGATGGTGAGCGTCAGACTCCTCTACGGCAGAGTAAAATTGACGAGCTAATAAACGATCCCAAATCCTTAGGAGAAGAAGTTTATCGTAACTATTTACGTAATAAAAAGTTAATAGACTTAGCTGAAACTCCAGAACCTCTAAAGGAAAAAATTATATATAACTATGAGAACCAAGATAAGTGGGATAATAAAAGTAAAGTATTTCCCTATCTTGTTGAAAAGCGTTGTCGCAGATTATTAGAAGATGTAAAGGACTTTATATAGTATGGTGAATCAAGTTACATTGATGGTATATGAAATCATCGAGAAAGTTGCAGAAGCTAAAAAGCGAGAAGAGAAAATAGAAATTCTCAGACAATACAATCATAACTGGGCGCTTAAAGATATTTTAAGAGGCACTTATGATGATAAAATTCAATGGAATCTACCAGGAGGTAAGCCTCCATATGATCCCGCTGACGAACAAACCCATCCGTCAAGTCTTACACAGCATAATAAAAAGTTTCAATACTTTGTAAAAGGTCTTATTGGAGATGAAATGTCTGCTGTTAAGCGAGAAAAGATCTTTTTAGATATTATAGAAACAGTGCATCCAAAAGATGCAGAGTTAATGCTTGGAATGATTAACAAGAAGAGCATTAAGGGTGTCACCAAGAAGGTAGTTGAGGAGGCATTTCCTAATTTGATCGTGAGTAAATAAAAATACAAGGAGAACGATTTGAGTAAAATCCAATTTGATAGGCTTAGTAACGATTTGGCAGAACTGACAAATTATATTAGTAAAGTTAAAAAGAAGGGTAACACAGACCTCGTATCAAAACTCAAACGTAAACGTAAATTTTTAGAATCAAGATTAGCAGCAGCTGCATAGAGAAAGGATAGGGGGGCTGAGCCCCCCACACAAACATGCCAACATATACTTTTATTAATGTAGAAACAGAAGAAGAAATTACTTCTGTAATGAGTTTATCTGAGCGAGATGAATTTCTCAAAGATGGTAAATATAAACAAAAACTTATCTTTCCTAAAATAGTATCTCAATCAGGAAGTACTCTAAGTAAAACTGATGATGGATGGAAGGATACACTCCGAAGAGTTAAAGCAGGATCAGCAAAAAGTAATACTATTAACGTATAATGAAAACTCGTGGCAAATCTGGAAACAATTCCATGACGGTTCGATTGGATGATCTTCTTCAATTTGAACCTGTAACTAATAATCAAGAAATCGCTTATAAAGCTTGGGATGAAGGAGATAATTTAGTACTATCAGGATCTGCAGGTACTGGTAAAACCTTTATAGGAATGTACTTAGCTTTAGAGGATATA